CCATTATAGCACAGTTGTAACATTGGCCGGTTCACAAACTTTAACAAATAAAACTTTAACTAATCCAACAATTAATGCATTTAGTGGAACAGGCAACGGAAGTATTACTGGTTCACTGAGTATTGTAACAACAACCACAGATGATTCATTCTTAATAACAACGACAGAAGCATCAAACAGTGCGGCACCTGTTTTTACCTTGAAGAGAAACAGTGGTAGTCCAGCAGATGCAGATTACATAGGAAGAATTAAATTCAAAGGTGAAAATGATGCCGATCAGGAAGTACAGTATGGATCTATATCAGGAAAAATACTAGACGCTTCAGACAGTTCGGAAGATGGTGCGATAGAATTCAATGTCAAGAAAGCGGGTTCAAACACGATTGCAATGAGATTGAACAGCGACGCATTAAAATTATTAAACGGAACAACACTTGATGTTAACGGAGCAGTTACCGTCGACGGATCTGTGACTGCAACTTCAGTAACCACTAACGACATTGTATCCAATGGATCAAATGCAAGTATTAACATCACACCAGCCGGCACAGGTGGTGTAATCATCACTTCAGGTGGTGTTGCGTTCACTTTGCCAACCACTGACGGTAGTGCAGGTGAATTTTTGAAAACAGATGGAGCAGGTACACTGTCATTTGGTTCAAGTACCACAACTGCTTCAGACGATACACGGGTAGTCATAAAGAACAACAAGTCAGTAAGTACTTCTGCTAGGACCGTAGACTACTTCCAGTCGTCAAGTGCGGACATGGCATGGTACTTTGTGGCGTTAAACGATCTTACAAACGACCGTTCAAGTGCATCTTGTTTCACTGTCGCTCACAACGACACAGACGCTTTTATAAGTGGTCCAAGGGGTGGTGCATCAGACGCCAACAACTCATTGCCATCTACCACTGCAGACATATCCAATAGCCAGGTCAGGGTGAAGATTACAGCACCAAGTAATGATTCTAAAATAAGTTATTACAAGATTCCGATATCGAGAGCAAACACTTCCGACGCAACTGCAGGTGTCACAGTCACAACTTCTAACACAGATGTTGATTCTGCATCTGAAACCATAGACTCATTTGCACACGGCACATACAGGGCGGCAAAATACACCATACTAATAGACAACAATACAAAAACAGAAACAGGTGTCATAGAAGCACTTGTGGTGCATGATGGGTCCACAGCATATATTTCTCAGTATGGTATAGTGAACACAGGGAGCAACGATATGATCACATTGACAGCACAGATAGTCAGCACCAATGTTGTAGTGTCAGCGGCAGGCCTTGAACCAAATCTATCACTAAAAATACACAAAACTTTGTTATCAGATTCAATGACTGCTGTGTCAAATGGTAACCAGAAGATAATAGGCGCAACTACAGTAAGTTCCAGTGCCACAGCGTTTGACGACTTTGACTTAGACGATGCAACAGCGGCCATGTACTACGTTGTAGGCGGAAACGCAGGTGAAGGTCACTACAGTGTGTATGAAGTTTTCTGTGCAGGTGCACCGGGAGAAGCGACAGTAACACCGGGAACTTATGTGTCAACAAAAGGAACCACACAACTTGAATTTACAGCAGGATTCAAATCAGACGCTGACAACAGCCTACAGTTAAGTGTATCATCCACATCTGGTTCATCAACCGTAGTAAATGCGTACAGAATAAACGCTCTAGCAGAATAATACCAATTCTACCATAAATACAGCAATAATAACAACAATCATGTGGGAGATATGGAACCATGACAACAAGAAACTTTAGGGTTAATAACGGATTAGAAGTAGGTGATATCGTTATTTCAGCCTCAGCAAACACAATAACAGGCGGAACGACATCGGCACCGGCGGCAGACGGTCAATTCGCAAACAAGAAATACGTAGACGATTCAGTAGCGGCATTTTCAAGTAACGCTATTTCACAATTGAACTCAAACGTAACTGTAACTGACTCAGGAACAGGTAAAGTAGAGATAACAGCAGACGCAACAGAAGTGGCAGACTTCGCAGTAGCGGCAACAACAATCACAGCCACAGGTGCAATCAACCTTACAGCAGGAACAGACGTTGTAGTACCAGCAAACGTTGGAATCACATTTGGAACTGGAGAAAAAATTGAAGGTGATAGTACAGATTTAACAGTTACTTCAGGCGCTCTAATCAATTTAACAGCAACGACAGACGTTGCGATACCGGCTAACGTAGGTGTAACATTTGGTACACACGAAAAGATTGAATCAGACGATACTGACCTAACAATCACAGTTGGATCAGGTGGAGATATCAACATTGGTCAAGATATTGGAATGACTTTTGGAAACGACGGTGAGAAAATCGAAGGTAATGGTACAAAGTTAACAATCGCATCAAGTGACGCAATTGATTTAACTGCAACGACAGACGTTGTGATACCAGCAGACGTTGGTTTAACATTTGGTACAGGTGAAAAAATTGAGGGTGATAATACAGACCTTACAATAACATCAGGTGCTAAAATTAATCTTACAGCAACATCAGACGTACACATTCCTAATGACGTAGGAATTGCCTTTGGTGCAGGTGGTGAGAAGATTGAATCAGATGGTACTGATTTAACTGTAACATCAACAGGCCTGTGTACTATTACAGCAACAGGTAACACAGTTATTACTAACAACGCCTTAATAAGCGGTAACCTTGTGTTGACAGGTAACTTGACTGTAAACGGATCGACAACAACAGTCAGTTCAACAAACACAACAATAGCAGATAACTTAATTGAACTTAACACTGGTATATCAGCATCAACTAACGATGCGGGTATCATCATTGAGAGGGGTTCAACAGGTAACAACGCGGCAATCGTTTGGGATGAATCAGCAGACAAATTCGCAATGGGTTTAACAACTTCAACAGCGGCTGACAAATCAGGTGGTATAACTGTATCAGTAGGAACGCTATTAGCGAACCTAGAAGGTACAGCAACAGCGGCACAGTATTCTGACGTCGCTGAAAGATTTGCATCTGACTCAGTATACGCACCAGGAACAGTTGTTGCATTAGGTGGCGCAGAAGAGATCACACAGGTAAACGAAGAAGCATCAGACGAAGTGTTTGGTGTTGTTTCTAGCCTAGAACAAGCGGCATTCAAAATGAACGGCGGAGCAGGTAACGACAACACTCACCCTTACATCGCAATGACAGGTAGGGTTGACGTAAAAGTTATCGGTACAGTGAACAAAGGTGACAGACTTATTTCTGCATCAGTACCTGGATACGCTAGGGCGGCTCAAAAATCAGAATGCACAGCATTCAACGTGATTGGTAGAGCATTGACTAGCAAATCAGAAGCGGGACAAGGTTCAGTATTAGCGGCAGTGAGAACTAGTCACTAATAAATATTCATACTTTTTAGTAGAATCAAAAGGCGGTCTTCGGATCGCCTTTTTTTTTACACAATTAAATCTAATATAGTTTGTAACTTACCTTTTATACTTTTATTATTGAGTGTATTTTTGAGACCCATATGTAAGTTTTTGGGCCAGCATTCAAAAGCAGTCCAACAGTATCCTGAATGTTCATCGTTAAGTTTAGGTATGAATTCAGATTCTATCGCGATGAGATATGTGTGAAAGAAAAACTTTTGATCATTTGATGTGAACATCTCTAACGGTATAACTTTTTTAAATTTGGGCAGACTACCGGTTTCTTCTTCTATCTCACGTTTCAGTCCTTCGAAAGCGGACTCAGTGAATTTAGATTTACCGCCAACCAATCCCCACATGCCTTGTGTTTTCTTATCAGTCCTCTGCAAGAACAGGAAACGTTTAGTGCTTGTTGCGTAGAACAGGGCACCTGAACAAACTATGTTTTCTTTCATGCTATATTATAACAATTATGGAGTAGTGGCGTCAAATGATGAGTTGTATCCTGGATCTGCTCCACCATCCAGTACAATGCTCCAATTACCTTGCGTGTACACGCCCTCGTAAGATTTGACCCATTCTGTACCATTGAATCTGTATTGAATTCCTGTGTTTGAGTTGGTAACATAGTGTTGTGTGCTGTCCGGATTAGAAGCATCAAAGGATATGTTCCATTTACTTGTTGTGCTGTTGTATTCTATAATATCACCCACACTGGCTACAAGCGTACCCCAAGTGGCACTTTGGTAAGTTGATGTTGAATCACCTACGTCATCTATGACCAAATATCTATCACCATTTGTTGGTGTACCTGGGTCAAATGTTGACGGATTTATAATCTTCTTAACAGCGGTTAGTGTGTTGCTTGGTATTGTGTCATCGTCTATTGTATACAATAATATTGTGTCATCTAGTGATGTTGTTGCTATGGTTCCTATTATTTCATTACCGTTTGGTTGTGTTAATCTTATTTGTGATGTGCCGTTTGTGACCTTGCCGTATTGATCTAGTAACACTTTCCAGTTGACTGCTGGGCCAAATGTTTCAAATGGATCAAAATTTGTTGGTGCATTTGCACCTGAATAGAATCCGTCACCACCTGACTTGACATTAGTGCCTGTTGAACCCAATAATCTCAGTTGATTTCCTGTCACCAACAATCCAAAATTGTTTGGTGTTATGTAACTTCTCGAAACAAGTTCTCCATCTATCAATCCTTTTGCTATACCACCGTCGTCGTCGTATATGCTCATTATAATTTTTTGTATGACACCTAGTTTTTTCACTTTTACTGGCGGTGATAACCATATTGGCATTGAGAATGTTAACGTGGCAATATCTATTTCCGAATCTGCCCCAACCGGTATTGTTCTCGAACTAAATGTAGTTCCTGTTAATTCTACATAACTTAAACTAGTCCAGTCAATGTAGTTGTCCGTTTTCTGTATTTCAAAATCTGGGTTGAACAAGTATAATATTTGTTCCATAATCTGTAATTTTTGGTCTGTGTTTGTTGTCCATATATCAGCAGATACTTCCAATCTAAAAGGTGATGGCATGACTTTTTCTATAGTATAACCAGCACCTAATTGGCTTGTATAGTTGCCATCTGAATCAACATCTCTTTCTTTTAAATGTTGTTTTTCAATATGATAAGGATTTTGCATTCTATCTCTGTCATAATTTAATTCTCTAACATATGCGGCAATTCTTGGTGCATACTGTAATGCATTCTCTGAATTATTTCTAATAATGTTTGCTACTTGTCTTGTTGGATCTCCGTAAACCACAGGCACCGCTCGCAGATTTACTGCTCCGTCCTTGCCTCTGCCAGTCTCCACAGAGAAGTTACTCAATATCCTAATAAATTGAGTAAGAAATTTTCTAACTTGTCCTTCGTAAAAGTGTAGCATTCTTAATTGTCAGCCTTTGGTTTCAGAGCATCTGCCAATGACTGTCTTTGTGTAACTGTTAAACCGTTTATAGTCGATTCTGTCGTATTGTTTACAAAACTTGTCTTGTAGTTTCCTCTAGAATCATTGTTAGTTGTAGTTATTCTCACAGAGTCCTCAATTTTAACCCATCTGGCTCCGTCATAACGGAATAATCTGTTAGGCAAGAAGTCTGTCCTTAAGAAATAGTCACCTTTGTCCACACCCGATGTTGGGAAAGATATCCCAAATCCTGCTGGATTTCCGTTTGGTGCAACACCATCTCCATCTATATAAAATCCGTAATGTGAACTAGCCGGAGTATCAACAGTTGCATTAACTGTCCTATCGGTACTTGCTCTTTGGTCTTCTGTGTTGACATTTTCAGTCCTGATGTTACCCCTTTCATCTATAGGTGCAACGTAGTATTGTTTGTAATTGAATCCTGCCTTTGGAGCATCCGCTTCTGCCTGTGCAACAACTTGATCGTTAATTGTTTTTTCTCTGTTGTAGGTGCTCATGTAACTTGCCACAGATCCTTCAGTAGTTGCGTCGCCAAGTATGTCTCTGAACTCTTGTGAATCTACTAGAGTTTTCATTTTTAACCTAAGTAGATGAGGCCACCATGATGCTGAAAACCCTTCTGCCGCCCTGTTTACATCTTCTACAACGTAGTATCTTTTTAGTGCGATAGGAATGCTTTCATCTAATGAATAATCTTCTTTCATGTGCGGGAATTCTATAACATCTCCTGCCATTGGCTTCCTGCCAAGTCTTTCAACTATGTCGTTTAAATGCACTGTGAGAAATAATGTGTCGTTCTGTAAAAACATTCCAAACTGAGATAAATTGAAGTCAGCGTCCTGTACATTATAGATCCCCCTTACAACGTAAACATCGTCGTCATATTTTCTATCCCTGTTTTCTAAGAATAATAAATCTTGTATGGTTCTTTCGTTTAGGCTGTCACCAGAATATTGCGGTTGTGTGGGACTTGCCGCTCCGTCTTTGTTTGTGTCACCTTGATCATATGGACCTACGTATTTGTGGAAGTGTAAGTCTGTTCCTCCCACTGTGAACATCTCTTTGATGTTACGATCGAAGAACTTGTAGTCATTGCCCTTTTCAGGCTTAAAAATGGATAATCTTGGCATATCATACATATTTATTGCACAGGCAATGACTATAAATATGAGTATGTCAGAACTACAAACAGGACAACAGGAAATTTTCGATTACGTTAAGAACAGTCTCGGTGACGGGATGATTGACGTGGAATTAGACCCAAAACACTATCAAACGGCACTGGAAAGGGCAGTAAATAAATTCAGACAAAGATCTTCAAATGCTGTGGAAGAATCATACGCATTCTTAGAATTAAAGAAAAACCAAAACAGTTACATACTGCCAGATGAGATTATTAATGTGAGGAATCTGAACAGGAGAACAGTTGGTTCAAGAACAGAAGGTGGCGAAGGTGGTACATTGTTTGAACCATTCAACCTAGCCTACACAAACACATACCTTTTGAGGGCAGGTGCAACAGGTGGATTAGCAACTTACTATGCATTCGCTTCCTACCAAGAAATGATTGGAAAAATGTTTGGAAGTTTCATCCAATTCCACTTTGATGTTGCTACTAAAAAACTGACTATCACACAAAGGCCAAGAGCAGATGATGAAACTGTATTGATGCACACTGACAACTATAGACCTGACATAACATTATTCAAGGACATTTATTCCAAACCATGGATCAGAGATTACACACTTGCTGTGTCTAAAATAATGTTGGGTGAAGCAAGAGGAAAATTTAATACTATTGCAGGTCCACAGGGTGGCACAACACTTAATGGTGATGCTCTAAAACAAGAAGGTCAAGCAGAAATTGATAGACTAGAACAAGACCTAGGCAATTTCGCAGAAGGTGGAACTCCACACAGTTTTGTTATTGGTTAATTGACATCAAACTACATTTAAATACCGTGCTATGAAAGTCCCCAATTACAAGAAATATTCTGACCTCACACTAGATGAGTTGGAAAATCTGGTAGAGGATTTGGAAACAATGAGCATAAAGGCGTTGAAAGAACGCAAGAAAACCTTGAGATTGTCTATATTAAAATCTGTGAGAAAAGCAATCAAAGAGATTGAAAAACGTTTAAAAAAATAGTATAATAAACCTTATGCTGATAGGTGTAGTAGGTTTAATAAGTTCTGGAAAAGGTACAGTAGCGGATAGGCTAGAACAAAAACACAAGTTCCGTAAAGATTCATTTGCTAAAAGTTTAAAAGATGCAGTAAGTTCCATGTTCAATTGGGATAGGGAAATGCTTGAAGGCAAAACTGATAAAAGCAGGGCATGGAGAGAAAGTCCAGATGAATTTTGGAGCAAAAAGTTTGGCAAAGAAGTAACACCACGATGGGTGTTACAGCAGTTTGGCACAGAAGTTATGCGTGGACAGATGCTTGATACAATATGGATTGACAGTTGCCTTATGAGATATAAAGGAAAACCAACTGTGATCGCAGATACTAGATTTCAAAATGAACTTAAAATGATTAAAGAAAAAGGCGGTAAACTTATACTTGTAAAACGAGGAGAGTTACCCACTAGAGAAGAAATGCAACAAAAAGGAGCCCATAAATCTGAATGGGATTGGATGGGTTGGGACTTTGATTTTGTAATAGACAACAATGGCACAAAAGAAGAGTTATACAAAAAAGTTGATGATTTAATCATCAGCAACAAGATCGCCCACACGCCATCCAAGTCTACGAGTACTAGCCAATCTTTGGCAATTGGCGCAAACAGTTTTTAGATTATTAGCAGTAGTATTTCTCAGATCTCCATCAACAAACAGCACATCTAATTGAGATTTATTTTGTGCTTTGAATCCACACAACTCGCATTTTTTATGCTTTTTGTATCCTGACCTTTGTAATGCAGTCACCCCTCCTACTCGCTTGCCGGCTTTTTTCCTGATACAAGTATCACATTGGCTCCGCCAGTATACCCTGCCATATCGTTTGTAGGCATATGCCCTAGGCTTTGCCTTACACGTCTTGCATAAAGGTCTATCTTTGTATTGCATGTGTGTATTTACGTTCCCTATATAGGCACCTAGAAAACGGTAAATTATGTCGTAAAAACCATATGATTGAATAAATAACTCTAGTATATACGTAACTTGCAAGGAGAATACGAAAAATGGCATTAACATCACCAGGAGTAGAGGTTTCAGTAATAAACGAGAGTTTTTACG